TAGTATAACTATCTACTACATATTCAGTAGGACTTACTGCTAATGTAGCTACTTGCTCTTGTCCTTCTTTGATAGGCATCATAACATTGTCTTGCATACCATGACCATCACCCGGAACTGGTCCACTAAACTCTCCACCTGCTGCTAAACTAATAAGACCACCTGATTCCATAGCTTTTGTTTCATTACTTGCTAAGTTTAAAAGATTTTGTATTGTTGATCCTAGTTTAGCTTCTAAAATTCTTACAGCTAGTGGATCACCATCTAACTGAGGACTAGGAGTAAAAAGAATTTCATGTAAAGTTCCTCTTTGTTCTAGTAAATCTATATCTTGATTTACAACAGGATTAGACATAGGAGTTTGCTGTGCCATTTGATTAGGCTGTCCTTGAGGCATTACCATAGCAGGTTGTTGACCACCCATAGCAGGTTGTTGACCACCCATAGCAGGTTGTTGACCACCTATAGCAGGTTGGTTACTTTGGGGCATGTTATCTAATTGAGTAGGAGTTCTTAATCTCCTTTGCCCTTCCTGAAGCTGTGCTATTCTATTGTCCATACCTGTATCCTATCTGCTGTAACTGATTAGCTGCAAAGTTATTTGTATCATTTTGAGTATCAAAGTTATTTTCGTTATTATAATTATAATTTATTTTTTTATCTTTTGCAAACTGTTCTGGTACTTTTTGCATAGAACTATATCTACTTTCATCTATAACCTTACCAGTATTATAGTTACCAAACATAGTACTCTTATTAACTAGATTAAAATGATCCGACATAATGCTCATTAGTTTAAATCCTGCCATGATGTTTCTGCACCTAGACTAACATATCCCTTGAACTTACCTGTGTTCTTAGAGTATGCTATGTCACCTTTAGATGGTCTACCAATATCTGTTATCGTAACAACTGTATATATCTTTGTACTTGGTTGAGCATCTATCTCTATATCTTTACTATCTATCTCATCTATTAAAACAGAACCCCATCGTTGTATCTGTTCATACATCTTACGTAGATCTTCCACACTGAACTCACCATTCGTCTGATACTCTCTACCTTGATATATAGGTAAACTAGGATATCTTGCCATTATCTTCCACCATCAGGTTGAAATGCTAAACGGATTGATCCCCATTCCCATTCAGCACCATTTGAACTACAAGATACCCTAATCCTTGCTTGCCTTCCTCTCGCTCTAAAATCTATCTTCGTGGTTGTATTGTCTATTGCCTTAGAGACTGTTGTTAAGACAGTACTCTCAGGAAATTGTTTAGGACTAACCTTGATAACTAATTCTTTATTATTGGATAACTCAAAGTCAGGTATAATTCTATTCATAAACATTAACTGATTACCATCATCAATATCAAAGTCAGCAGATTCTACATATGATATGAGTGTAGAACCATCACCAGTATAGACACCATCAGGTTCATTATCATATAAGAAGTTACCTGTAGTAGTAGCTCCTGTAGTTAATGTGTTATTAAATATCTCTCTATCTCTAAAGGTAGTGAAGAATGAATCTCCATATATCCAATAGCCTTGCTCTGGTGAATAGATAACATATTTATCACACTCATCTGAAGTACCAGATGGAAATAACCATACGATCTCCCTGAACTCTGAGTTAATACCAGCATATATCTTATCATAGTATGTATCATTTAGACTATCAAATACATACTTACGTACTGAACAATCTAACACTGTAACCTGACCACTATTAGAATAGAAGTTATCCCATCCCATCCAATAGGTTACACCATTGTAATCAATAGCTGCATGTGGTCCTGCTAGTCCACAGTTAGTTCCAGCCTGACTGAATTTAAATGTGAATGGTGGACCTACATATTGCATCAACCATAGTGCATTATCTGTCCACACATTAATTGCATTCTTAGATCTCTTTGCACCTACAATCCTAGTGCCGTCTGTAATCACAACTTCACCAGCCGTATTAGTCTTTGCTGGACTCCATGTGCTACGATCATCTTGATCAGACCATCTCACCAGCATAGGATTAAATGCACCACTTACTGTAGCTGCTACCTCATATTGGTTACATCCTAATGCTATTAAGTGTCTGTCATTAGGAGATACAATGATAGAGTTTACACTGACAGGACTTGTAGTCACTGAGGTAGCTCTGGTGGGGCTTGTAGAAGCATCTACATCGAAGTAGAATATGTTACCACCTTTACGGTTTAAGACAACATCTTCACCCCAGTTATCTAAGCTCCATTGTGTTATATCTAGATTGACTCCTTCACCTACAGTAGCAGCTATATCCCATGCTCTGCCAGTTCCTGATCCAGTAGTCTGCTTATATATCAGAGCAGTCATATTAAAACCAGATGTTACATCACCACTTGCACTCGCATTAGCTGCTGCACTTATAATGACTTGTGTTCCATTTACAGACACAATAGAGAACTGTGGTCCTCCTGCTGCTGACTTAGTTAAGTTTAAGTTACCACCTACAGTAGCTGCAACATTAGTAATAGTAGTGTTTTGAAATACAATAAAGTCATTAGCTGATCCTCCATGTGCAGCATCACAAGATACAGTCACTAAAGCATTGCTTCCAGTTGCAGTTATCTTGCTTAATCCTACAGAAGTAGGAGCAGCAGCATTATAATTTCCAGCACCGTATCCAAGTCCTTGTGTTTGAGTTGATGTTCCCGTAGCTATATAGTAATTAAAGTTTGCAGAACCTGAAGTAGATGATGTAGCAGCAGCCGTATTTGATACTGATATAGTAAATGAATTAGTATCTACTATTGAATTGATTGCATATACGTGATTATTAAGAAGAATATTACTACCAATAGTAGTAGAGGCAGAAGTAAAATAAACATAGTCACCCGTTGCCCTTCCATGACTTCCATCAGAACAACATACTCTGGTTGTTCCTATACTTGTTCCAAAGCAGCTAGTCAAAGCTATAGTGGATGTGAGTGGAGTGATATCATAAAGATTACCACCATTAAATTCATAGACTTTATCTGGTGTTGCAAATAAAGCTCTTCTTATATTTCCATTATCTCTCCATGCAAGTAAAGCTCTAGCTGATCCTTCAAAACTACCACTGACAATAGGCATAGTTTGATTAGAAGCAGCAGGTGCTTTAGTGGTATAGCCTCGCATGTTCTCTGGCTTACCAGAACGAAACCTCACACGGTTTCCATCATACCACTTACCTTCTTCAGCATACTGGGTGCTTTCTCTATTGAACCCTGCCTTGAAGTCAAATTTTGCTAATGTAGCAGCCATAGTTTACCTATTTAAAATCATGTAACATTACTGCATCTATAGTCGTAGCACTTCTACAACTGAAGACTAATATACTTTGCGCTCCTGCTGATGTATCCATAACGGGAGCAGATGCTGACACAAACTGCCATGCTGAGTTATAGCTAAGAGTACGTCCACCTGTAGCATCCTGTATTACTCTTATGCTTCCTGTCTGGCCTATACCTGCACTCGTAGGAGCAGCTAGTGTTCTATTACCACCCAAGGTAACTACAAAGGTATTACCTGCATCAAAGCTTGATGTGATAGAAGCTGCATCTGTCAGAGTAACTGTATTAACATTAACGGCTGTACTGACTTGTACTGATCCAGTGAAGGTAGCATTTCCTGTCATAGTGACAGCACTTGTGAATGTCTTAGCTCCTGTTATTGTTTGAGTAGTAGATAGTGTTGCATATCTTGCATCACCTTGAGTAGTTGTTATTGCACTGAAGCCAGCAGCATTAAGAGAATTAACAGATGTTCCATTTGTGAAGAAGTATCCAATACCACCTGTAGGTACAGTAACTCCATGTGTCTGTCCAGCTACTCGTAAGACAACTGCATCACTTGCTGTCGTATTAGCTGAGACTGCATTCTTAATTGCATATGTTTTAGATGCACCACTAGGTAGATAAACAAAGATAGAGGTATGCGCTCCACCTACTGTACCTGCAATCTCTAAGATAGCTGACCTAGCCTGATCACCACTACCTGAGTTTTCTGTTAGTGCTACACTTGATGTTGCACCTACAGTTATAGTTGTATACGTACCTACAGCTTGGTCAACAAGGCTTATTACGTTGTTAAGGATCTCTCCCCATGTATTAGCATTGTCTCCATCACCCTGTTTGGTTAGACGTATATTAGTTGTATAGGTACTTGCCATTTATCTTACTCCTACTTTTTTCTGCCTTTTCCTTTATTACTCCAAGACCACCAGTAAAATATATACATGCTAGTCCAGCAGCATTTTCCATTATAATTACAAAGCTATTAACTTCATTTATAAAGACTTTAACAATATTAGACTGACTTATCATTCCAGTAAATACTAAATCTTTATCATTAAATATTTTCTTCATCTCTTTTGAGCTAGCACAGGATACAGTACTAACTAAGTTTAATTCTGTGACAGTCCCTCTTTCTTTTTCTTCAGATAAAGCAGGAAAAGATATTAAAATAAATAAAAGACTTAAGATAATTTTTTTATACATTACTCTTCCAACTCAGGCCAATCAAATAAGATACCAGACTTTTTACCATCTTTATCCCAAGATAAGAACAAAGCTTTAAATGCAGCCATATCACTAGCATCATCTATAGCCTTCTCCATTTCAGTAGCCTTAGTTCTGATGGCTGCTCTATAGGTTGCTATCTTAGTAGGTACAGCTACGCCTGTGTCAGCTTTGCGAACTACAGCCCAATCTGTTTGAGCTAGTAAACCTCCTTGTTGTGACTTAACAATAAGTTTCTCTTTACTTTTTAACCCTAAGACTAAATCATCACCTGAACCAGTATCATCTAATTTTTTATCTGTAATATTAGATATACCTTCAAGACCTTTATCTATCCAGTTATGAAACTTTCCATCTGGTTTAGCATCAAGAGTAATCTCTTCTATGTTCATAGATGCTTTGTGATCATCACTCCAGATATTCCAGTTCCTTGGATGTAGAACACCGTTAGCATCTCTCCATCCCTTTCCCGGTTTAATCTCTGTAGTTTTGTTGTATAAAAACATTTGTTTCTCCTGTATCCTATTTCTTCATGTTAGATATAATTATATAAAAAGTAGCAGAAATACCAGCAATAACAAGGATAGTACTTCCTATAATTTCTAAAGCTTTGTACCATTTTTGTACTACTTTATTCTTTTGTATTCTTTGTTTCTTTAATTCTTCCTTATGCTTTTCTATTCTATGTGCATGTTCTAGAAGTATATCATCCCAAGTAGCTCCACCAAATCTACGATTAACCATTCTTCTAACTTTAAGAACTTGTTCTTCAGCTAGTTTTTCTTCTATTGTTTCTTTAGCTATAGCTCCTATTGAAAGTTTATCAGCAGTAGATCCTAAAGTTTTACCTAGAAATTTATCCCACTTACTAGCCAAGGGATGTGCTTGTTTCTTTACTTCTTCTTTACCTTTAAAGAGATTGTCTATATCATTTGCAATCTCTGAGATATCTTTGGCTGTTCCTATTGCACTCTTAATTCCTTTGACTGTGCTATTAATAAGAGCCAATCCTGCAAGTGTTTCTGCCACCACCATGACATTTATCTATCTTCCAGCTATGATACGACCATCAGTGTCAATGATGGGTGTTCCGATTGCCATGTATATATACGTTTCAGCTACATTAGGATCAGTTGCTATCCTCATTTTTAAACCACCTGTTACGATATCAAGATTGTCAGCAGTTGCTTCTGCCGTAGTAAGATTTGCCCATAACTGAGCATTTTCTACATTGTAACCAAGTCTTTTATTATCATAGATATACCAATCTGAAGTACTATCCATAGATTTCATCATTGCCCATACGGGCTGGATAGGGACACCAAGACTGTTCAATGTTGGAATAAAGGAGCCATTAGCATTTCCATTGCCCTCATAACTGCTGAATGATGTGAACTGGCTAGGTGCAAAACAATAAGCAACAAAGTTTACGCTACTTCCATTTACTGCTGTATCAGTACCTAATGAAAAAACTGACGAAGTAGGTGCTGTATTATTCCATACAGTAGAAGTAGATGCTCCTCCAGAATTACCATTCCAATAGAATGTATAACCTGTTCCTCTATCTATGTGATAGACATACCAGTGATTTCCTCCATCCATTCCTTTCACAAAAACCATCTCAGGAACAACACCAAGACCATGACCAACAGTGGCATTTGCACCTGTTCCAACAAATTGAGACATACTCAATCCCAAAGTTGTATCCACTAATGTTGCAACAGTATTAATGCTTCCATCTTCGTTTGATGCTCCACTGCCAGTAGCCTCCATCATAAAATTCCAGAGAACATAGCTTTCATTTGCTGTATTGACTTGGACATCATTACCAACCTGAACACCACCAGCTAGAAAACTTTGAAGTGTTTCTACGTTTGTAACTTGATTGGCAGAACCAATATGTAAATCATTAGTCACTCCACGGATACGGTCAAAGAGCATATGCTCATCAGTAGAATCACGGTTCTTGATCCAAGAGAAAGCAGATATGAATTGATCTGAGGATGTTAAAGCATCTTGAGTTAATGCGCTAAATCCAGTAGGAGCAGAACCTGTCCAATCTCCAGAAGCAAATCTGTATGTACCACTCACACTTGTACTATTAGTTGATATAGCTGGATTAAATGCTCCACTTAAACTAGCAAATGCTGAACTAGATGTTGTTCCTGCTTCAATCTCAGTTTTTACAGTTGCAGAACTATCTGTTCCATCACCATCAATCCAGCTATCAGCTTTTGAAAACCAAATGGCTCCATTATCAAGATCAAGCGCAACCCCTATAACATCACCAGCACTTATAGCTCCTGCATTACCATAAGCCGCAAACAAACCAGTAGCATCTACTGTTGAAACTCTTTTATTACTTTGCTCATATCCATACGGATCAGCCGAACCTGCTACACGGGCTGGACTATTCCACCAACTATCACCAGAAGATAGTGGTTTATTTGCTTCAAGTATACCAGTAGCCCATGAGCTTGTTGCAACTGTATCTGCTACAACTTCCCAATACCATTTACCAGAATATACAGGGATGGTTGTTCTAGTTTCATCCCATCCAGTAATACCAACAACCTTTGTATTACCAATAGAGATTGTACCTCCTGTACTATCACTAGGATTAAGTACAGATAAATTTGTAGTTGGTGAGTCTGTTACTTGAACTACTGTATTTACATTAGTCCAATCATTAGAACCAGCTTGATCTTCACCTAAATCACTTGCATTTGAATAATCCAGATAGAAACCATTCGTACCATAAGTCAATCCAGTTACAGATTTAGGTATCCATCTGTTTGTACTTGTATCTGTCTGACCAAAACTAGTAGGTGTTAAAGCCAGCCCATCAATGAATACTGTTTCAGCTAAGTATCCATCCATATTTTGCTCGTCAGTTTCCGTATTATAAATTGCACCTATCAACATCTCATTCGCAGAGTTCCACCCACTAGCATAATTTTGGGCTGGATATACTTCTGCGGCAAGGTTTTCTATTTGAACACCATCAACATATAGAGCAATACCACTAGCAGATGGAGTTGAAGCTGTTGAATCATACTTCAAAACAACATGCATCCATTGAGAGGGGTCTTCATAAAGTTGTGTAGTCTGCAATTTCATATGAACAGTATTAGGGCCAATCCAAGAATCTCCTGTACCCAACTGCCAATACAGGTTATTAGCCGCACCAAACCCAAAAGTCATATTTTTCCCACCATCATTTGTACCAATAAAATAGCAAGATATTCCAAGTTTGCCTCGTTTTACCCATGTAGAAATTGTCCATGTAACTAGACTGCCAGCACCAGCAGGTGTTCTTGTAAAATGTTCAGCATTTTCTTCAAGAAACAAAGCACCATTACCTACCGTAAAAGCATTACCAAACGGCTGGAACTGGCCTACTCTTTGACCAGCACCATTGCCTTCATAGAGTATTGTGTCGAAATATTTGGTTGTGTCTGAGGCTGTGCGGGTTGTTTCTGCGGCTATGTTGGTTGTGTTGAGTGCTTTAAAACCAGTTGGGGCTGTCCTTGCAAATTCATCTTCTTCAAAATTTACAGTAAACTTCTGTCCTGAATTTCCTGCAATACCAGCAAAAGGAAATAATGGTAATGCTCTGTCTGCCACACTGAGGGTAACTGTTGGGTCTGTGCCAGCAGAAGGATCTCCAGCAGTGGCTGTTCCGTCACCACTAAACCATTTCTCTGCTGTCGCACTAGCATCGTAGTATCCTAGAAATAACTTTCCAGTGTCACTGTCGTAAGCAACTTGGAATATATCACCAATTTGAGAAAAAGCCTGAGTAGTATTTATGTTTGAACCATCTCCTAGAATAATTTGAATTGGATCAGTCATATATATATTCCATGAGTTACTCTCTGTAGTTGGATTAGACATTCCTGCACGTATTAATGATCCTAGTGCAATTCCTATATATCCATCATCGTAGGCATCAGCCCAAGTGTCCCAACTAACATCAAAATACCACTTCCCAGAATTAGGTGGGATTGCTAAAGTTGCACATGTCATTTCATTAACTGCACCATTTGCGGCAATGGTTCGATTTCCATTACTGTATGCGACATTCCCATTCGTTGCATATAACGGAGTAAGTAAAGCACTGGAGTTTGTTGGGGTATGAGTGCTAGCCGTGACAGTATTGGTGTTAGTGAAATTATTCCCATTACCACTGGCATCAGTCTGGGCATTAGTGACATTATCCAGATAGAACCCCTCATCGCCAAAAGTAAGGGCTTTCATAGCAGTATTTGACTTCGGTGTTACATATAAACCATCAGCAGATACATCTACAAAATCTGTTGCATCCGTGACAACTTGACCATCCAGCAGAAAGCATTCTGCCATATAACCATCAAAATACCCTGTGCCTTCTGGGGCTGACCCCCAAGCCTGCCTTGCACCACTGTCTACTATCGTGAAGACATCATCTTGCGCTATAGTGTCCGTTCCTTTAGTCCAAGCCGTGATTTCTTCGTTATTAAGGAAGAACTTGAATACTGGAATTGATGGGGTTGTATCCACCGTAAGACACCAATGATACCATGCCTGATCCCGTATAAGCTGTGTGGTAGTCCAAATCATTGTGGCTACATCGGAAGCATCTTCGATGAGAAGTTTGATTGCATCAGGGGTAGTGTTGTCAATTAAGATCATTCCACGGTCAGTGTTTGTCGTGCCATTATCCCATTGAAAAATACGACAGTCGGAACCCGAACCAACTTTTGTCTTATAGAACCAACCACCAAGAGTAAAAGTTTTACGACTTGTTCCAGCACCAGATAGTGTTCTTACTAAAAACTCAGAATTGCCATCAACATACAAAGCAGAGTTACCTACTGATACTAAACTAGTTCCACTCGTTGCTGCATCTGCTGCCATTAATAAATTATTTTGAAACATTAACTATATTCCTGTGATAAGATTGCTTGAATGTTTTCACCTGTGTTGTCACTAGATATAGATGCTACTATATAATCTAGTCTGTCTACTGCTCCACTAGAAGTAGAGAAAGTAGGATCAGATCCAGCAGGAAACTTCCAACATGCGTTATAAGATATTGTTCCACTGCCACCTGACTGTACAAAGAAGATACTTCCTACTTGTCCTACGACTGCACCAGTAGGTCTTGCCAATGTATGAGCAGCAGTTACTGTTGTTAAGAAGTTCTGCGCTCCACCAAATCCAAAGGATACACTAGTTACACCATTGATAGCTGTTGTATGTACGTTAGCTGCTGCTGACTTAGTTAAGTAGAATGTACCTGCTGTAGATACATTACCACTGATTCTTACTGTTCCTAAGAAACCTGCTGCTCCTGCAACAGTTACTGTGCTGAGTAAGTTAGTAGCACCACCCACACTGAGAGTAGAAGCTAGACTAACAGCACCACCAACTGTGGCTGTACCCAGTAAATTAGTATTGCCAGAGACTGATACGTCATCTTTGAATGTAGCTGCTCCGACTATTGTAACTGTGCTTGCAAAGTTAGCTGCTCCACCTACTGAGACTGTACTTTGAAGATGAGCAGCCCCAATTACAGTTACAGTACTCTTTAATACTGCTGCACCTTCAATAGATGTAGCTCCTGCTACCCTGACTGTGTTTAAAAATCCTGCTGCACCAGTTATTGTAGCTGTGCTTAGTATATTGACTGCACCACCTACACTTAAAGTAGAAGCTAGGCTGACTGCTCCACCAACTGTGACAGTTCCTAATAAGTTTGTATTACCTGATACAGATACATCATCCTTGAATGTCCCTGCTCCAACCACTGTGACAGTAGAAGCAAATAATGCTGCTCCTCCTACAGATACTGTACTCTGAAGGTGTGCTGCTCCTACGACTGTGACTGTTGATCCGAAGTTAGCTGCACCACCTACTGTGACTGCACTCTTAAGGGCTGTATTACCTACTACAGTGACAGTAGAAGCAAACGTAGCTGCTCCACCAATAGATGCTGTGCTTTGTAAGTGAGCAGCCCCTACGACTGTTACAGTAGAATTAAAAGTACCTGCACCTGCTACAGAGAGTGTACTCTGAAGATGTGTAGCTCCTCCTACGGTTACAGTAGAGTTTAATCCTACTGCTCCGACTACTGATAGTGTGCCACCTATGGAAGCATTATGGGTTACTCTGAGAGTTGATACTGATACATCACCTGATGTTGGTACATTTGTTAAGTTAGAGCCATCACCGTAGAATGCTGAAGCACATACTTTAGCATTAGCTGCTTGAAGATTAGCACCACTGATTGTGACTGTGCCACCTATAACTATATTACCACTAACTGATACGTCATCTTTAAATGTTCCTGCACCTACAACTGTTACTGTAGATGCAAAGGTAGCCGCACCTCCAACTGATGCTGTGCTTTGTAGATGTGCTGCACCTACAACTGTGACTGTACTTTTAAGTAATGCTGCTCCCTCTATTGAGGTTGCACCTGCTACTCTTAAAGTTGATCCAAAACCTGCTGCACCTGCTATGGTAGCTGTGCTGAGAAGGTTGACTGCTCCTCCTACAGAGAGTGAGGATGCTAGACTTACTGCTCCTCCTACTGTGACTGTACCTAGTAATCTTGTATTACCACTGACTGAGACATCATCCTTGAATGTGACTGCACCTACAGCAGCAAAAGTACCACTAACTGATACATTACCACCTGCATGGATATATCCTGACACAGATATGTTGGTAGCAATTCCTAATTCAGCTTCAACATTACTGAGATTAGATCCATCACCATAGAAGTAACTTGCTGTTACATTACCATTTACATTAACATTAGCACTGACTGAGACATTACTATTGAATACTGCTGTACCCCCTACGGATACATTACCTGCTACATCTAATTTACCAGAGACAGAGACATCATCTTTAAATTCTGCTTTACCTGTGATTGTTCCTGTACCTGCTACTGCAAGAGTACCACCAAGAGAAGTATTACCTTCTACTGATACATTACCTTTAACTCCTAGAACACCACTGACTGATACGTCATCTTTGAAAGTACCTTTACCTACGACTGTAACAGTTGAACTAAATGTAGCTGCTCCAGTATTAATTAAGGTTCCACCTATGGAAGCATTTGTTGCAACATTAAGATCTCCACTGACTGAGACATCAGCTTCAAAGATCGCATTGCCTGTAACTGTGACTGCACCATTTATGTAAGCATTGCCTACTGAGATACTTCCCCCAATAGAAGCTGTTATTCCTGAAAGGTTTGATCCATCTCCAAAGTATGCTGAAGCACATACTTTATCTGCTACAGAAAGATTACCTGATACTCCAATATTACCATCAATGTGGACTTTATTAGTTGCTATCTTAATAGCTGTCTGTGTTCCATCTGCTGTCTGTACACCTACTAATGAAGTAGTAACACCTGTACCTGTGGTACTTGCATTAACAGTCAGTATAGATCTGTATGTATTAGATATAAGTTTACCATTAAAATCTGTCATATTCCGTCCCACGTTCTATTTGCAAGTTGCCAATTTGTATTACCTATAATCTGAGCTAAACTCTGAGGATCAATCGTAATCCATGCTGCATATTCATCCCATGTTATTCCTCTGCCACCTGTATCAGGTCTTGGATTTCTAACTCTAGGATTATCCTTCACATTAGGTACTTTGTTTAGTGGACTATTCTTTAAATCATATTGTCCTTCAAAGTCTTCAGGGCAAACTAGAAGACCATAACTATTCATTCTCATAACCCTATGTGGATACGTAAACCCACAAGTGTCACACATTGCTAGTGTTTTACTGTTTACTGCCATCAGCTATAAAATGCTAGACGAGGCAAGAGATATAGAGAAGCACGTTCTCTGTCTTCTTCCATTGCTCGAAATAACATATCCTCGTAATTCTGTTTAAGCATTGATATCCTTGTATCTGCAACCAGTGGACGCTTCATAGACATATAGTAAGCTAGTCCACAAGTCAAAGGGGGTAGAAACCTTTTAGGTAGATCAGCATTCTGATCAGCAGACCTATTAACATCCTGTAGTTCGCTGACTATTTCTAACTTTAGAGTATCAGTAGAGTTCTCTGGTATAGGCCAGAGAGATAAGACAGGGTTATCCCTGCCTCTCCTAATGCTATACTGAGTAGGTCTGCCTGTCTGAGTAGGTGCTGGAATGATAAGATATTCTTCTGGGCTAATTCTGGTAAGCTGTATGTCTGAATCACTTCTTCGTAAGACTACTTCAAGAGCATTAATTGTGCTGCTACTTAAGTCATAAGAAGTCACACTTGTAGATAGTGTTATGCTGCTTGTATTAGTTGTCCATAGAAGTATACCTCTGTTCTGCCAATCCTTAAGCATGAGATTAATAGAACGTCTGGCAGAAGCAGGTTCATGGCCTAGAGTATCCTCTCCACCAATCATCTCACTTGCTTCTTGAATTACTTCATCTATATCTAAGTTGAAGTTATATGTTCCTGATACTGCCATATTAAACTCCTAATCTCCCATAAGTATTCTTGTATTTTAAGACTAGATACTCACAATGTTCTTGCCACCATGAGTTCCAATCTTTGTAATTTTTCTTATCTGGTTTAACAATACTATGGTCTATTAAGCTATAATCATCTTCCATTAGTATAGTTTATTAGAGTAAGTAGCTTTACCAAATCCTCGTAAGGCTTTACCACCACCTCTACGGAATACAGTTTTCTTTTTAACTGGTTTCTTTAAAGAACCACCATGCTTTTTTTCTATCCTAAAACCTTCACCACCTTTAATTAATCCTTCAATCTCATCAAGCTGTTCTTTAGTTGCATCTTTCCCTCTCATAAGATTCCAATTAACTGAACCAGTACCACCTGATCCTTTATCCTGTTGTTCTTCTATTTCAGCAGGAGTCCATTCCTTCGTACTATGTTCTTCTCTACCTTTTCTAGCACCGAAAGGATGAGCTACTTTTCTTTCTCTTTTAGAACCTTCAACAGGTATTGTTATCTTTTGTGTTCCTGCACTTGTAGAACCAGTACTTCCAATTCTAGCTTGACTATGCGCTATTCTATCTCTCTTCTGATCTTCTATTAAGTCTTCTAATTCTTTCTTTTCCTTTGCAGTTAATGGAACTTCTTTTTCTTTCTTTGTCTTTTTACCAGTAACTGTTTTATCTTTTTTTCTATCTGTCTGTTTAATTGCTTTCTCGGCAGCAATAACAAATTTTGGTCTAGATGTAAAAGTAGATTTTTTAAAAGCATCAGTTATAACTTTATTATCAGCTTTTGATTTACGACCTACCTTTGTAATTGCTTTCTTAAGAGATGTAGTAATTGCACCAAGTATTGCCATAATTAACCTCCTGTCTGACCGTAGTTTCCTACGTTCTTACCTTGAGTTGTTTTGAAAGATTCACCTTTTTCATAAGACTCATTACTTACAGCTTCGATTGGTCCTTGTACACTTGGTCCTTTACGGGCAGCACCGAAGCCCTGTCCCGTTGGTCTACCAAGTACCTTATCCAGATCTACTGGAGTAGGAATTTGTGCTATCGGTCCACCCATTTAACTTCTCCCTTTTCGTTTCTTTCGTCTTGCCTCGCTTAATGCAATAGCAATAGCTTGTTTACGATTAGTAACTCTTTTACCAGAACTACTCTTTAACTTCTTCTTTTTAAACTCACCCATTACTTTCTTAACTTTGGGCTTCATAACTTGTTGTCTAATAGAACTACGATTAACCATAATTATTATTTACGGCTAGTCCTTCCACCAGTTTTACGTCTAATTGTACCACCAGTTTTACGTTTGACTGCACCACCAGTTTTTCTAATACGTGCTCCTGACTTTCCGGGCCTCGTCCATGTAGCACCTAAACCTTTACGTCTTGGAGCTTCTGGAATTTTTATAATTTTAGGTTTTCTTTTACTACTTTTAGCCGTCATTTTAATTCTCCTAACTTGCTGTTTGTGTAATTGTATCTGGACCACCAGCAGGAGATGCAGCTACAGCCATATCATCTTGTCTAGTACGTCTAGCTTGATTACGTAATGTTGCAATGGCATTTTGATATTCCCCCTGCCATGTTGGGAGGGTTGTCCAATCTTTCATGTACATTGTTGACTCTACCATGCATCCTGCAAAGAGAGCTTCATAACAATATTCACTGAAATAATTACTTATAGTTACACTTGTACCTGTAGCAGAAGCCAAGGCCAGTGGTAATGACTGTGTTTGTATCTCAACTGTAAGTGCTGAAACTGGGGTAGGGACTATTTTTATACTTGAGTTGTTACGCCTTGTATAGTATCTAGGCGTTCCTGTGGATGCACTTACAGGCCAGTAGTCATTCACATACTCTACTGTCCTCTGAAGAAGGTTTGTAACTGTTGTTCCTGTGCTTACTTTATAGTTTACATTGCGAACAATTCTAGCTCTATCACTTAAAGATACAGTTCCTGCGTTGCCAGAAGACACAGATATTGTTGTGTACTCATTTAATCCAGCATCATCCAGATCTTTAACCATACGTATCTCTGTCTTATAGACAATAGCAGATACCTGAGAAGCAAACTCAGTAGAGTCATTCTCAGTCGTATTGATTAAGTCTGTCTTTAAGTAAGAGTAATTCGGCATACTAACCTACATATAAAGTGATATGTGGAAGCATGGCTCCTGTACCTGAAGTACTACAACAGACTACTCCATTTACACCTACTCCTAATTCTCCTATATACATATCATTAGAATCTAAAGCTCCAACTCTATATCGTATAGCTGTACCTTTAGCAGTTTTATTTGTAATTTGTTTTGCACCTGAAATTTCTATACCACCTGCAAGAGTAGAATAGGTATGAATAGCCAGAACTCTAGTAGTTGTTGGACGGTTGTCTCCCGTACCATTGTCACCTACAGTTACATTACTATCTACATACTTAAATACAGTCTTGACATCACCATTAATACTTGCATTAGTGGCTACTTTAATATTTGTACTCATATCTTCTCCTTATAATAATGAGGAAGAGGCTTTGCACCTCTCCCCCATATATTAATTAACCTGCGCTACCGAAGAAGGCACGCCAATCAGAAACACCAAAGCTATAACGCTCTCGTGCTTTAAACCGAAGATTACCAGTATCGAAGTCTGGCTCCATCTTGGTCTGAAGTGGAGTAC